CATTAATGCCCTTTCTTATGCATTATATGGTCAAGCACTAACAAACATTCGTAAAAACAATCTTATTAACAAAACTAATAGCAAAGGTATGTTAGTTACGTTAAATTTTGAAAAGAATGGAACAAAATACAGAATTGAAAGAGGTCGTGGTCCTAATGTTCTTAAGTTTTTTATAAACGAAGAAGAAAAGGAAATCACAGACGAATCACAAGGTGACTCGAGAGAAACTCAAAAAGAAATTGATGACTTATTACAAATGAGTCACGAGATGTTTAAACATCTTGTTGCACTAAACACATATACTGAACCTTTCTTAAGTTTAAAACCTAACGATCAACGTGCTATCATTGAACAACTTTTAGGTATTACTATTCTATCTGAAAAGGCAGAGCAACTTAAAGTTAAGCAAAAAGAAGTTCGTGACGGTATTACTGAAGAAACTGCAAGAATAAACGGAATTCAAACTGCAAACGAAAAAGTAACAGAAACTATTGAAAGTCTAAAAGTAAAATCCAGTGCATGGAAACAACAAAATGCCAAAGACTGTGAACGTTTACAGAATGGTATTGATGAATTAGAACACTTAGATATTGAAACAGAACTTGCTAATCACGAATTACTATCTAAGTGGGAAGAAAACGACAAACATAAACGCAACTTAGAAAAAGAACGTGCTACACTTGAAAGTGCCTTAAGTCAAACAGATAGACAAATTGCAAAATTAAGCAAAGACTTAGAAGGTCTTATAGATGCCAAGTGTCATACTTGCGGACAAGACTTACACGAAGATAAAAAACACGAAATTGAAAAAAATCTACAAGAAGAATATGGCGAGACAATGACATATTTGATGGAGATTAATACCAAGTTTGAAAAAGTACAAAATAAACTTGAAGGATTAGGAGACATAGATAGTAAACCTGCAACATTTTATGAAACTGCAAAAGAAGCATATGATCATAGAAGCAATGTAGAAAACTTAAAACAGGCATTAAAGTCAAAAGAAACAGAAAACGATCCGTATGTGGATCAAATTGAAGAACTTGAAAATACTGCTATTCAAGAAGTAAATTGGGATAAGGTAAATGAATTAACTTCTATGCAAGAACATCAAGCATTCTTATATAAATTGTTGACAAACAAAGATTCGTTTATTCGTAAGAAAATTATCGAGCAAAATCTTGCTTATCTAAACAATAGACTTACATATTATTTGGATAAAATTGGTTTGCCACACACTGTTGTATTCCAAAATGATCTTTCTGTAATGATTACACAATTAGGACAAGATCTCGACTTTGATAATTTGAGTAGAGGGGAGCGTAATAGACTTATACTTGGTTTAAGTTTTGCATTCCGTGATGTTTGGGAAAGTTTATATCAAAATATTAATCTATTATTTGTAGATGAACTTATTGATAGTGGTATGGATACTGCTGGTGTTGAACACAGTTTGGCTATTCTTAAGAAAATGGGTAGAGAACGCAAAAAGAACATTTACTTAATTTCACACAAAGACGAACTGCAAGGTCGTGTTAATAATGTACTAAAGGTTGTAAAAGAAAACGGCTTTACCAGTTACGCAAACGACATTGATATTGTAGAATGAGCATAGAAGACGATACACACGACAAATTAACCAAAGCATATTTGGATTATTTTAAAGCAAACGACAAATTTGACAGGTTTGGCGGGGAACGTACCATGCAAGAATCTCGAAAGTGGCTCAGAACTATTCGCACTCTTGCTAAAATACGTATGGACGAGATAAAAAATATCTACGATTCCAAAAAAGGCACCAAGGAAGAATAGGCTCGGGTAAGTATCCATATGCAATGGACTTATCAAGGACAAGAAGTAACAGAAATCCCAGAAGGCATAGAAGGCTTTGTCTACTTAATAACCAATACAACCAATAATCGCAAGTATGTAGGCAAGAAACTCGCAAAATTCAAAAAAACACGCCCACCACTTAAAGGCAAGAAAAACAAAAGAAGAAGCAAAGTTGAAAGTGATTGGAGAGACTATTGGGGATCTTCGGATCATTTACTTGAAGATGTACAAAAATTAGGCCCAGAAAAGTTTACAAGGGAAATTTTACACTATTGTGAAAGCAAAGGCGTACTAAGTTATCTTGAAGCCAAAGAACAATTCGACAGACGTGTCTTAGAAACAGATGAATATTACAACGGTATTATAAATGTCCGAGTAGGAAGTTCAAAAGTTTTGATAGAAGCGTTAAAAAAAATAAAATAGGCAAAAATATAGCAACATTGTTTGGTCGGGGATGCTCGACTCATCTTGAGGATATGTGCGATACCATATTCAGATACTGGTGCGTTGCAAGGAAAATGCTAACTTAAGGCATAAAAGATGTATGCTCTGTGAAAAAGATACAACATACGCGGCAAGTGTTTTTGCACTGTTAAGGAACAACTGCCGTCCGTGGATACTGCGAATGCTGAAGTAAGGGGTTGACGATCTACCGCCTCTGTACATATTATATGTAATCTTCTTTAACAGTGTGGTGATGCTAACTCACATGATGTGAAACCACTCAGTTCGTCCGGCAACGGGCGAATTGTGGCTCAACTATCTACATGATGCTAAATTGCTTCGCAATTATTGTTTTTAATCAAAAAGAAATTAAGTGTTTGAGCGATAGCGAAAACAAGATGTGCTTTAGCACATCTACTAAAAGTTTTTACTTGCTACATCTTTAAGATAATCATTAGGTCTAAGTCTTACTTCGGTATTAACCTGATTCTCAGTACCTGTATTATGTTTAGCAGTTAATTCACTTGAGTTTGTAAAATAAAATCCTAATGATTCTGCTTGTTCCATAAATTTTAGAAACGCCGACTCTAATTCAACAACTTCTTTTTTATTCATGATCAATCATACAAGTCTGGATCTCTGCCTAAACCTTTTGGTCTCGGAGGGTGTACTTCCAGTACTTCGTATTCCTCGTGTGGGTTAATGTTTTGAAGGTTGCTGACGATTTCGAATGCTTCTGCTTCTGTAGAGCATCTGTTTACTTCTCGTTTCGCAACCACTATATAAGAGTTTGTACTCATCGTAGAAATATTTAATATTAGTTATCAGGAATAAATAGTAATACATAAAGAACAAGGACTTTATAATGAAAATATCGCAAATTGTAGTGGAATCCAAAAAACAAACCACAAATGAAGCACCTGTAGGCAAAATTAAACAGGGTTTAACCAAGTTTGGCGCTAAAGCGGCGGCTAAATTGGGTGCCAAAGACACTGCACTGGGACTTGCCGGTAAAGCAGATACTGGTGATGAAGCAAACAAATTGCGTGGAGAATTCCAAAATTACATGGGATCTACAGGTCAAGCAATGAAAAACATTGAAGCAAGTGAACTAAGTGCTTGGCTTAAGAGTAAAGGATATCCAGATAATGCAGTTCCGCCACAAGGGCAACTGAATAAAAAAACTTTGGACCAAATTCTATTAAAAACTGTACAGGCTAAAAAAAGAGTAAGCGGTGGAGCAGGAGCAACTGCACAACCTGCGGCAGGCGCTAAAGGTGCAGATGCTAATGCAAAACAAGGAACTACTAACACAGGAGCAGTTGATAAAGCAACTGCAACAGGAAGTTCAACAGCACCAGATGGCAAAGCACCTCCAACCCAAAACGGAAGTGCCGGCGGTCCGGCATCTGAGATTCCACCAAATATTCAAGCACAACTTGATTTGTTAAATGATCCTGATAAAAAACGATTGGCGGCTTTACTATAATGAAACTTAACGAACTTAACACACCAAACAATAGAACTTCACAGATTTTAACAGAAGGGTATCAAACCCTTACTGAAACACAGAAGATTTATCTTAACAGATGGGAACGTGAACTTTGGCCATTACTTGAAGAATACGTAAGACTTGCAGAAGCAGAATTAACTGCTGATCAAATTCAAGATATATTTAAGGGTGCTGAAGAACGTGCAATGGCAAGTGGCGACAATAAAACTATTGCAGGTAAAGTAGGAGCAGGTGTGGCGGCGGCCGCAAAACTTCCAGTTGACGTTGCTAAGAAAATTGATGCTAAGATTAATGAACTTGGTAGAATGGCACAAAACGCAGGTCCAGTTAAAAACGCAGATGCCAAGTTTGAAGAACTTAAAAAGAAAATTAGTGCAGAAAATTCAGATTCTAAAATTGTACAAGGTATACAAAAAGTAAGCGACTGGGCAAAAGAGAACCCAGGCAAGGCTTCATTAGCAGTTGGTATTCTAACAACTATTGCGGCTTTTGCAGGTGGACCATTAGGTGGTGCGGCCGCAGGTTTAATACTACGTTCAACAAAAGATTTATTACAAGGTGAAAAATTATCAACAGCAGTTGGTAAGTCAGTTAAAACAGCGGCATATGGTGCTCTTGCTGGT